TTACACATCATTAGTACCTTCCTTATTTTTTGACTGGGACAAATTTGGGACCGATGGGTTCAGGATCGAGTCTATTTGCCGTGCGTGTTCGGTAAGGTGATTAGGTGCAAGGTGAGCATATCGACGAACCATTTCGATAGACTCCCAGCCTCCCATTTCCTGTAACACTGACAACGGGACTCCGGCTTGAACCAGCCAACTTGCCCAGGTGTGTCTCAAGTCGTGAAATCTGAAATCATCAATACCAGCCCGTCTCAGCGCCGCTTTCCAGGCTGTGTTTGCGTCATACCGCATCTTCCTTACTGTTGGCGCTTTCGTTCCGTCTGGTTTGGTACAGCTTTCCTTGTACACAAATACCCAACGGTGATGATTCCCGATTTGTTTTTTCAATACGCGACATGCAGTATCATTCAGCGCAACGCCAATTGCGCGGTTTGATTTACTCTCTTCCGGGTTTATCCATGCCACCCGGCGCTGCATATCTATTTGTTGCCATTCAAGGTTGATGATGTTCGAGCGTCTTAAGCCTGTTGCCAGTGCAAATTCAACAACAGACTTTAATGGCTCCGGACATTCATCAATCAGCCTTTGTGCTTCATGGGGCTCCAGCCAGCGGATCCGTTTATTCTTTGGTTGAGGCACTTTAATAATTGGTGCCTTATCCAGCATTTTCCATTCACGCTCTGCGGCTCTTAGTAGGGCCTTTATAAATGAAAGATGCGTAGCCTTCGTTGCAACGGACGCTGGTTTTGGCGTGTATTCTGGAACAGGTTTCCCTTTTTTTCTGCATGCTTCTGCCCTGAGTTTCCAGTTTTCCTCATGACGCCGGTTCGTCATTTTTTGCATTGCTGAATAAATTTTTGATTCAGTAATGTCTCTTAGTTGCATTCCTGCGAAATGTTGAAGCCAGAATCCGATCCGGCTTTTGTCATCGTCCAGTGATTTTTTATGTGCTTTCTCTTCAAGCCACCTGACACACGCTTCCTCGAACGTTATATCAGGTATTTCACCAAGTTTGCTGACCCGCCATGCTTCAGCCTTTAGCTTGTCATGGAGTTCTGTCGCCTGCCTTTTGTCCTTTGTTCCAAGAGACTGTTTAAATCTTTTACCGTTCGGCAATGTGAAACTGGCGTACCATATTTCACCTCTGCGGAAGAGTGACATTTTCTTTCCTCTGTTATGCCATCACCCGCGCTCACCTGGACAGTATGCAGCGGAGACTGAAGAGCCGCAATGCAGGCTTGTCGTGTTGTGAGGTAAGGAGATTTATTCTTAGTGGGATCTTTGCGTGTTGCCTGAAGACGCCCTGTGCGTATCCAGTTAATGGCAGTCGGTCTGGATATCTTGAGAAAATGACAGGCCTCATCGAGTGTGAGGCTGTATGGCTCCATTATTTCACCTCTTGCTGTGACATTGTTGAGAAATGGATACCAGCTCGTTGCTGCCAGACGATCCAACCGAGAGTCATATCCCATGCCATGTATTCGTTATCGCCGTTTTTTGCTCTCCGACGATCTACTAAGTCACCAAAACGCTTTTCCATGAATAATTCATAAGCTTCGCGTTCATCTGGTTCTACTTCCAGAGATAGGAGTGCGATTTCATAAGCACGGCGCTCAATATCGTCTCGCACGTCAAGGCTGCTGATACGCTCTTTAATTTCTTTAATCAGTTCTTTGTCGGTAAAAGTGGTCATTATGCTCCAGCCTCCGGTGCTTTTGGCATTACTGCCCAGTGAGTGATATTGACGTTTTCAAGGTCCCCGACCTGAAATGTCCACTGCCATTCTCCGGTTTCTTTTTGTCCCCAGGTGTACCAGAGAGAACGCCAGCCAATTAGCCAGCCTTCTCCGTTAGCATCGAATAACAAAACACTTTCATTTGCTGGTGGCAGTTCAGTTGACACTGGTATTACTTTGTTTTCCTGTGCTGCACATTTAGCTTCAAGCGCATCGAATTTACGCACCAGGTATTCAGCATCTGTTTCATTTACTTTCAGATCTCGCGGTACACATCTCCCACGAAGAAACCCTTCCATTTCGAAAACATTCATGCGCATTTGCGTAACTCCGATAACTCGTTAAAGCGTTCCATAAACATCCCGTAGGCATGGCCCGGTGCCAGTGGAATCACGTTGAACATCTCTGTTGCCGGGATACCTTCCAGTACAGGCCAGAAAGAGCCATCATCAAGCCCGAGATCGCGGCGTTCGGTTGCCAGCATGATGAGATCGGCATATTTCACGGGCGTACTCATAACTGGGGGTAACCCGTATTTCTCACGGATTACGGCGTCTATTTTTTCTTCCATTTGTTTATAGTCAGGAAGAAGGCGTTTCAGTGGTGCGGGAATGTCCTGGCAATACGCTTCTGTTGCATCATGCATTAACGCTTCAAAAGCAAATTCCTGCGGCACCAACTGGCTGCAAAGAACCGCATGTTGGGCGACGCTGTAGAAGTGCGAAAGATGACCGGCAAAGCGACAGATATTTGAAAGGGAAACCGCGATATCGTTAATATCGATGTCGTCTTTATTTATCCTGTCATAATAAAAATGCTTCCCGGAAAAAGTTTTAATAAATGACATTTTGTTCTCCACGTATATGCGCTGCACCGCGCTGAATTCTGGTAAAAAGAATCCCTCACCATCCGGCGATTATTGAGTAAATTACGTTTCCATAAATGCCCCCGCAGGGGCATTTGCAGTAATGAAATCAGGCGGTGAAAGTACCAATAAAGGTTTCTACTTTGCTGTCCTTGAATTTCTCAACAAGCAGATCACGAAATTCGTTAGCCATTTCTTCCTGCACCGCCTCCAGCTGAATAATGCGCAGAACCAGTACAGGACGATCGCCAGTGATAATACTGAGGCGTAATTTAAACGGACGTTCTTTCAGACCTTCAAACGGAACGCATTTAAATTCAAATGCCACTGGCATAATGTCTTTGGTCTTCGCTTCGACAGACTCCATCAGGGAGCGTTTGCCGCTGAAGTCATTATCTTCAAAATCAGCGGTCTGGTTTGCTTCAATCGTGATTTTACGGACAGCCGCAGCCGCTTTTGTTGCCTGAATAGCGTCACCATTAGCATCAAAGCCCACAAGATAGTCGGCCCAGTCTTCAATCCATTCTGCCAGTGACTTCTGGGAGTTACGCTCGCCGTTAACAGACAACAGAGCAGAGAACGGTGCTGTCTTTTTCAGTTTGAGTGTGGCGGTGTTATCTGCGTGACCTGGTTCATCAATAGTACCCAGGTTAAGCACACTGACGGCACGCATATTATCAGCATCGATAAAGCAGCGGGTGCCTTCATCTGCAAGATCTTTAGAATAACGGGTAAAGTCATCGATGCTGGTAGTGGAAAGCGCACCACGGAAACGGAAGCGATTTAAATTAAATTTTTCCAGATCATGAATGCGAAAATTCTCAGGCAATGCCACAGCATCGGCACCAATCTTACTGATAATTTCATTAACACCCTGAGCAGAAATAAGGGCATGGATTTGATTAATTGCGGTTGCGTCTAAGTTCTGAGACATAATAAGTCCTCACTATATAAAGATATTCAGTGATGAGATAAATAATCAGTTAATTAAAAACGATATTAACGACCTGCTGCGCGGAGTTTTCCGTCAGGTTCACCGGCAAGAGTCAGTAACTGTCCCTGGTCTTCCTGCAGAATAGTCAGGCGACCACCGCGATTGACATACATCGGCGTTTCGGTGGTGTCTTCTTCGGAAATTTTCCCGCGGTTAGTCGGGCGAACATATGAGAGTTTGTGTTTGATTTTCACACGGTTCTCATCAAATGGTTCGATTTCCAGGTTGAGTGAGACCTTACCTTTGGTTTTCGTGTTCATCACACCGGAAGCGACTTCACTGAGAACTGCGCCGATTTTGGTTTCAAATACGCCGCCGTCCAGCTCCCCGATAAATGCCTGCACATCAGTACTGCGTTCGCTAGCCATTTTGCTGCTCCTCATCATATCGACCCTGCAAGGTCGGTTGGTTTCTCCACAAAACAGAGAAGAACACCTGCGGTGACTGCCGCCCGGATGGATTGGGTTATGAGCCCGTCGTCCGGTGATGTTCTTCTCTGTTTTGTAAAAAGAGCGATACCAGCCGGAAGCAAGTGTACAAACTGGTACCGCGAGGACTACACACAGCATAAAGTTGTGGTGCCGGGTGCCTCCCGGTGCCTGGCGAAGGTTGCACACCAGGCGGGTGGGTATCCACAGAAGGTCGACTGTCAGCCTCAACCTTAACCCGCGTGCGCTGAGCCGCATTCACCACAACGCTAAGGATTCTCTCTGGTTGAAAATACTTAGCTGTTATGTGCCTGTCTTTTCACCACTTCAGGCTCGGTGGTATCTTGGTGTTTTCATATAGCCAAGAAGGAAATAGTTATGACCAAAGAAGAAAAAATTCTTTATTTATTCCAACTATCGGTTAAGACACACACTGCATATCAGACTGCTGCCATGACATCAGATAAAAATTACAGTACGTCAGAAAACCCGATAGACGACATAAGCAAGCTTTACGATAAGTTCGAAGCACTACTCGATAAAAAGTTTGCTGAGGCTGGGCTTGAGTGATTGTTGAATAATCGACAAAACCCAACTTAAATTTTCGTCAGTGGGCTCGATGCCATGTGCGGTGAGCTCACTTTTCAAAACTCCAAGCAATTCAGAGCTGATTTTCAATATATCTGCTTGATTTCTAACTATTCCCAATTTTTCCTCCCTTGGTCTACGCGCGGTCATGTTTTACGCCCAAACGACTTCACAGTTATTGTTTAAAATCTGGACTTTCATTTCATACACCTGCTTTAACATGAGTGCCTAGTGGCACAACATGACTCAACGAATCATCCTGGACTTCATATGCCCCAGGCGGCTACTTCGTGGGCGTCCTGCCTGTTCGTTGTTTCGCTTGGGTACATTATGTATCTCAAAGGTACATTGTCAAGTATAAAAAAACCTGCCGAAGCAGGTTCATAAACATTGATTAGGCTTTGATTTTGTATCTTCTTGGTTTTCCTGAGAAAATCACTGTACCAATTATAGAGCAATTACCGTTGATCTTAATGTAAGGCTCAGGCCAGTTTGGGTTTAACGCTTTGAGATAACGCTGTGTCCCATCTTCTATCAACCTTTTGAAGGTGGTTTCACCTGTATCGTGCATCAATGCAATAACGTCGTCACCGTGGCAGGCAGGGACTTCAGGATCTACAAAAATCATGTCTCCTGGGCGGTACTCATCAATCATTGAATCACCTATCACCCGCAAGATATAAGTCATTTCCCCACAGGGTACAGGGCAGGGATACGTTTCTGCTGTGCTCAAATCAACCTCAGAATATCCAACTTCTTTCCATGCTCTGGCCTGTACCCATGATATGACAGGGACTAATGTGATTTGTTTATTAGTGATTGAAACATCAGGTTTTTTTGTGATGTTCGTTGTCTGGTGTTCTTGATCGAGCCATCCGACAGGCAGGTCGAAACATTTTTCGATGTGCCGTGCCATGCTGTCACCGATATTTTTAGTAGCACCATCTCCCATAAACCTGCTGGTCTGGGTTGGCTCGCGATCAATCATGGTGGCAAAGGAAGAATTCCCGCCAACACCATCTCTCAGTTTTCTGGCGTTAGACCGCCGGATGTCATGGACTGTTTTCATAAAGAAATTAAAACCTTTGTACCGATAAGGTACAAGTATCTTGAAGGTTCATACTAATCATGTAATATGTATATCGGAGGTACATATTGTATGAAAGCGTATTGGGACTCTTTAACCAAAGAACAGCAGGGCGAGTTGGCCGGAAAAGTTGGCTCAACACCAGGCTACTTACGGCTGGTTTTCAATGGTTATAAAAAAGCCAGTTTTGTGCTGGCTAAAAAACTTGAGCAATGCACGTCAGGTGCAATTACGAAATCTGACTTAAGACCGGATATCTATCCGAAAGATTAACAGAACATCTTCAATTTTTAACCACAGAACGATGAGGCTAACCGTGGGTAAGCATCACTGGAAAGTAGAAAAACAGCCTGAGTGGTACGTGAAAGCTGTCAGAAAAACTATCGCGGCGTTGCCGGGGGGTTACGCTGAAGCTGCTGAGTGGCTGGATGTAACAGAGAACGCTTTATTCAACCGCCTTCGTGCAGATGGCGATCAGATTTTCCCGCTGGGATGGGCAATGATTTTACAGCGCGCGGCTGGCACTCACTACATTGCGGATGCTGTCGCACAGTCTGCTGGTGGGGTGTTTGTATCGCTTCCTGAAATTGAGGAAGTAGAGAACGCCGATATAAACCAGCGCCTGCTGGAAGTCATCGAACAGATCGGGAGTTACTCAAAGCAGATTCGTTCGGCAATCGAAGATGGGGTAGTGGAGCCACACGAGCAGACAGCAATTAATGATGAGTTGTATCTGTCAATTTCGAAGCTCCAGGAGCATGCAGCACTGGTCTACAAAATCTTTTGCGCTCCAGAAAAGAGTGACGCCCGCGAGTGTGCAGCTCCGGGCGTCGTGGCGTTTTGTGTCTGTGGAGAAACTAACGCATGAACAGTTTAACGGCAAATAACCGTTTGTCGCAACAGCTGGTGGTCAGCGTCGCTGAACACCTGTTGTTACGGCATGAATGCAGATTACCAAATCACCTGGCTGTAAGTAACCACAGAGAACTTTACCTGACTGTGGGGGGCGAGTTGTGCAGGAACTTAACCGCTGGTTTCGTGACGGAAGAGGGCTTTATGTCCATGTTATTCGTTGGGAGCCAGAAACACAGCGCGTTATCTATCTTCGCAAAGACTACCCGCATGAGTGCTTTAGTCCTTTGTGGAAATTCAGGCGTGATTTTGTTGAGTGTGAAGGACCACCAGCACATTGATTCTGCCATTCCGGGACGTTACACTGTTCAGGCACCTTATAAAGCGGGTGTCGGGATTGGCGTCCTGGAATTGCATACGGCGACAATTGGCGCGTTAGCGTCTTTTTTGTTGCTACAACTCAGCTATACCCAAATTATGGTGGGCTGGGTGGGGGCACCGAAAGGTGCGCCGGTTTCCGTATGCGCCGGTTACGCCAACCCTGCTCAGTTCACCACCAGCGAAATTGGCGTTTCCGGTGGTGGAAGTTATCCATTGCATACGGAGGCTGCCATCATGGCTACTGTCCCAGCCCTCTCTCGTCTGAATGATGAAGACTTACATAAACTCAGTTATGTAACAACTGCACTACGTGCTCTGCGCAAGGTAACTCTTTCGGATCCGCAGGCGCATCAAGTTCTGGTAGAAACCCTTCTTAACTTGCAGGCTGAACGTATTCGTCTGGCGGATAAGGCTAATTTTCATATTCACCGTCTCCTGAATATCAGCGGAGGGCATCGTCATGCTTAATCCGTTGATCCTCAATATTTGCCGTTTGCTTCAGCGTAAAAAAACATCAATTCCTACAGTTGGGCAGTGGTACACCACGCCTGCAGGGCATGTTCTACGTGTTAGCCTGGTTGACCGTGAATGTCAGAAGGTGATTTGTGAACCGCTGGGCCGTAATTACCGCATCAGTATGCCGCTTATAGCCTTTTGCTCCGGAAAAAACATGAAGCATCTCGGAGGTGCAGCATGAGTATGGAGCTGATGGTTAAAGCGATGAAAATTCGAGTGGGTAATCCATTGCGAAAACTGGTTCTGATCAAGCTGGCTGATAATGCCAGCGATCAGGGTGAGTGCTGGCCCAGCTACCAGCATATTGCTGACCAGTGCGAGATTAGCAAACGTTCTGTGATGAATCATATTGCGGCCCTTTGTGAGTCCGGGCTGGTAAAAAAAGTCACCCGGAAAGGTGAAAAAGGTAACTCAAGTAATATCTATCTCCTTCATCTGGATGGTGCAGGAGATTCACTAGGGGGTAGTGCAAATAATTCACTATCTGGTGCAGCAAATTCACTAGGTAGTGCAGGAGTTGCACCAGGGGGTAGTGCAGGAGATTCACCCAGAACCAGTCACTCTTTTGAACCAGTCAAAGAACCAGTCAATGAACCAATAGCTGTTGGTGCATCAGTTGATGAGTCCGTGCGAGTTCGTTCAAACCGACCGGAATACTCTCCGGAGTTTGAGCAGGCATGGCTGGCATATCCCAAACGTGCTGGTGGCAATTCAAAATCTGCAGCCTTCAAAGCCTGGAAAGCCCGTTTGAATGAGGGAGTAAACCCCGAAACCATGCTGGAAGGTGTGAAACGCTACGCGGGCTGGGTATCTGCGATGGGTAACAGCGGCACACAATTTGTGAAACAGGCTGTCACGTTCTTTGGTCCGGATCGTCATTTCGAAGAATCCTGGGAAGTTCCTGCGGTATCTGCAGCCAGACGTGAGGACCCGTACTTCAAAGCCAGTTACGACAACGTGGACTACAGCCAGATCCCGGCAGGATTCAGGGGGTGATCATGAGTCTTTTGAATGAAGTTCAGAAATTCATTGAAGCCCATCCGGGGTGTACTTCCGGAGACATTGCGGATGCTTTTGCAGGTTACTCACGGCAGCGCGTTCTGCAGTCAGCAAGCAAGTTACGTCAGAGTGGGCGTGTGGCTCACCGTTGTGAAGGAGATACACGCAGACATTTCCCACGCCTGACTGAGAGAGCGCAGGAGCCGGAACCACAACCAGTTCGTGAAACCAAACCTGTGCGCAATTTCTATGTCGGCACTAACGATCCCCGGGTGATTTTGTGCCTGACCCGCCAGGCTGAAGAGCTGGAGTCCAGGGGGTTATACCGTCGTGCTGCAACGGTGTGGATGGCGGCATTCCGAGAAAGCCACTCCCAGCCAGAACGAAACAATTTTCTGGCGCGTCGTGAGCAGTGCTTACGGAAAAGCAGCAAGCGAGCTGTATCGGGTGATGAGTGGTATCTGTCAGGGAATTACGTGGGGGCTTAATGAGTAATAAATATTGCCAGGAGCTGGTGGAACTGCGGAACAAACCAGCCCATGAACTGAAGGAAGTGGGTGATCAGTGGCGCACGCCGGACAACATTTTCTGGGGAATTAACACCCTGTTTGGCCCGTTTGTTCTGGATCTGTTCACTGACGGTGATAACGCCAAATGTGCCGCGTATTACACGGCGGAAGACAACGCGCTGGCGCATGACTGGTCAGAACGCCTTGCGGAGCTTAAAGGTGCTGCCTTTGGTAATCCTCCATACAGCCGCGCCAGTCAGCATGAAGGGCAATACATCACCGGCATGCGTTACATCATGAAACATGCCAGTGCCATGCGTGATAAGGGCGGGCGCTATGTTTTCCTGATCAAAGCTGCCACCAGCGAAGTGTGGTGGCCGGAAGATGCGGACCATATTGCTTTTATTCGCGGGCGTATTGGTTTTGAACTGCCTGCCTGGTTTATCCCGAAGGACGAGAAGCAGGTGCCGACAGGAGCTTTTTTCGCTGGTGCTATTGCTGTTTTTGACAAGACCTGGAAGGGACCGGCAATCAGCTACATCGGGCGCGATGAACTTGAGGCATGTGGTGAGGCGTTTCTGGCGCAGGTTCGCCAGCAGGCGGAAAAACTGGTCAGGGAGATGGCGGCATGACGACGTTAACTCAATGCCAGCAGCAGGTGCTGGATATGCTGATTTCTTACCAGAAAGAACGTGGCTTCCCGCCAACCAATCAGGAGGTGGCAACCATGCTGGGATACCGTTCAGTGAATGCAGCGGTGGAGCATCTTCGCGCACTGGAGAAAAAAGGCGTCATCACGATAAAGCGTGGCGTGGCCCGGGGGATCACGCTTCATACCGCGGTGAAGGACGACGACAGCGAGGCGGTCGGTATCATCCGCGCACTGCTTTCCGGTGAGGAGAACGCCAGGTTGCGTGCAGCCCACTGGTTACATGAGAGAGGCCTGAAAGTATGAAGCTAATCCTGCCTTTCCCGCCCAGCGTGAACACGTACTGGCGACACCCCAACAAAGGGGCATTTTCTGGTAAGAGCCTGATAAGCGCGGCGGGGCGCAAATTCCAGAGCGCGGCGTGTGCAGCAATAGTTGAGCAGTTACGTCGTCTGCCGAAACCAACGTCGGCACCTGCTTCAGTGGAGATCGTGTTATTTCCTCCGGATAACCGGATCCGCGATCTGGACAACTATAACAAGGCGCTGTTTGACGCCCTGACCCACGCGGGGGTGTGGGAAGACGACAGTCAGGTGAAAAGAATGCTGGTGGAGTGGGGACCGGTTATCCCGGAAGGGAAGGTCGAGATCACTATCAGTAAGTACGAGAAAACGGCGGGTGCAGCCGCCTGATCAAGAGGAGAAACGAAGTATGAATAATCTGATGGTCATTGATGGTATTGAAGTTCGTCGTGATGCTTATGGGCGTTACAGCCTGAACGATCTGCATCGCGCAGCAGTAGCATCTGGTGCAAATGCCAGAACCAAGGAGCCAGGAAAGTTTCTTTCCAGCCAACAGACTGTTGAGCTTGTTCATGAATTGACCAACACCCAGAATTTGGGTGTTGACCCGGTGAGTGTGATTCATGGGGGAAATGAACGGGGAACGTATGTCTGCAAGGAACTGGTGTATGCCTATGCAATGTGGATCAGCCCGTCATTCCATCTGAAGGTGATCCGTACTTTCGATATGGTAACCAGCGCACCGGAAAAATTATCCGGACAGGCTGCTGACAAGATGCAGGCTGGTGTGATTCTGCTGGACTTTATGCGTCGGGAGTTAAACCTGTCTAACTCTTCAGTGCTTGGTGCCTGTCAGAAACTCCAGGAGGCTGTTGGCTTACCGAATCTGGCACCGCGCTATGCCATTGATGCTCCTGCTGATGCACACGATGGCTCAAGTCGCCCGACACTGTCACTGAGTGCACTGCTGAAACAGTATGGTATCCGCCTGACGGCTAATCAGGCATATCACCAGATGGTGAAGCTGGGGATCGTCGAGCAGCGCGAACGATACAGCCGTACCGGGATTAACAACATCAAAAAATTCTGGTCGCTGACGGCGAAAGGCTGCATGTTCGGCAAGAACATCACCAGTCCCGCAAATCCGCGCGAGACGCAGCCGCATTTCTTCGAATCCCGATTCCCTGAGCTGTTAAAGCTGCTCGATACCGTTCATTGAGGTGACCGTGAGAGCACTACTGACCCCTGAAATTGCCCCGCGTATGGGGATCGTATTGTTCAGGCCAGGTTCAGAGCTGATGCCCCTGTTTATGCAGGGGCGTGTCCTGCTGGAGCCTGAGCCAGAACGTTATTCATCTTTCGCCAGTGGTGCCGTTCCGGCGGCATCACAACCGCTGGCGGATGATCCTGCCGTTCGGGCCGTGTTCCGCAATGAGGCAGTGATCCGTCGTGCTGGTGGCGTGGAATGTCTTGAAAGCTGGTTACTTCGTGAAAAAGGCTGCCAGTGGCCTCATTCCGACTGGCACAGCGAGAACATGACCACAATGCGACACGCTCCGGGCGCAATCCGTCTGTGCTGGCACTGCGATAACCAGCTGCGCGATCAGTTCACGGAACGGCTGGAATCAATGGCAACGGATAACTGTGCCCGCTGGGTGTTGTCTGTAGTCCGTCGGGATCTCGGTTTTGATGATAACCATGCCGTGACAATGCCGGAACTGTGCTGGTGGCTGATTCGTAATGACCTTGCGGATGCCTTACCTGAAAGCGCAGCCCGTAAGGCGCTGAGATTACCGAAACCTGTTGTGCCGTCTGTCACCCGGGAAAGTGACCTTGTGCCTTCGGTTCCTGCCACCAGCATCATCCAGGATAAAGCGAAAAAGGTGCTGGCGCTGAAAGTGGATCCGGAGTCGCCGGAGTCTTTTATGTTACGCCCAAAACGCCGCCGCTGGGTTAATGAAAAGTACACGCGCTGGGTTAAGACACAGCCGTGTGCATGTTGTGGAAAGCCTGCTGATGATCCCCACCACCTGATAGGCCACGGTCAGGGTGGAATGGGTACAAAAGCGCATGACCTCTTTGTGTTGCCTTTGTGCAGAAAGCATCACGACGAGCTGCATGCGGATACCGTGGCATTTGAAGAAAAGTATGGCTCTCAGCTGGAGCTGATATTTCGTTTTATCGATCGTGCGCTGGCAATTGGCGTATTGGCGTAAGTGGAGAACGAGCATGAACCTTGAAGCCTTACCAAAATATTACTCCCCAAAATCTCCAAAATTGAGCGATGACGCACCGGCGACAGGCTCAGGTGGTTTAACGATTACGGATGTGATGGCTGCGCAGGGGATGGTGCAGTCGAAAGCACCGCTTGGGTTTGCCTTATTCCTGGCAAAAGTTGGTGTTCAGGATCCTCAATTTGCGATTGAAGGTCTGCTCAATTACGCGATGGCACTGGATAACCCGACATTGAACAAATTGAGTGAAGAAACCCGGTTACAGATCATCCCTTACCTTGTGAATTTTGCCTTTGCTGATTATTCCAGGTCTGCGGCAAGTAAGGCTCGCTGTGAGCATTGTGCTGGTACTGGATTTCATAATGTATTGCGCGAAGTGGTGAAACACTCCAGAAGCGGGGAATCTGTTATCAAGGAAGAGTGGGTGAAGGAACTATGTCAGCATTGTCATGGTAAGGGAGAAGTCAGCACAGCGTGCAGAGGGTGTAAGGGTAAAGGTATTGTCCTGGATGAAAAAAGGACCCGGCTTCATGGCACACCTGTTTATAAGATTTGTGGGCGTTGCAATGGAAACCGGTTTAGCCGTTTACCAACCACACTAGCGCGGCATCATGTCCAGAAGCTGGTACCAGACCTGACAGATTATCAGTGGTACAAAGGATATGCAGATGTCATTGATAAACTGGTTACAAAGTGCTGGCAGGAAGAAGCATATGCTGAGGCGCAATTAAGAAAAGTGACGAGATAAATGATTTTCGCCGAAGATGGCGACATAATGCTTGCATTTTTCAAAAAATATGGATAAGATTTTTCCAACGATGGGCTTTGTATGTCTACCGTTGATAAGATTTAAGAACCCGCCGCTGAGCGGGTTTTTTTGTGCCTTGATGTTGGCAGTACGGTAAACACGCTGGTGGTCGTGAATACTGACTTTTTATCTTGCTGGCTTTTTAGACAAGAGTTATTGGTATGTCATGTTAACCAGAAGGAAAAAGGCATGCTAAAACAGCAAGATATGACAGAAACGGCGAAAGTTGTTTTTAATGAATTAAGCATCGAACCGGCAACAGTCGGGGAGATTGCACAAAACACATATCTTTCACGCGAACGCTGTCAGTTAATACTGACCCAGTTGGTTATGGCGGGGCTGGCAGATTACCAGTTCGGCTGTTACAGACGCCTTCAGCAATGAAGGACTTTTAATTTGTGAAAATGGGCGGCTGGTGGGTGTTGGTAGCACCTGCCAGCCATTCGCTCATGCTTACTGGTCACAAGCGAACCACGGCCCACTGCTTTAGCGCAAAAGCAGAGTGAGCCTACCAGAGTTACGCTTACTGATCCATGAAAAATACTGTAAAAATAAACAGTGTTGATTTAATCAACGCTGATTGCCTGCATTTTATTCAGTCCCTGCCTGATGATTCCATTGACCTGATTGTTACCGATCCGCCGTACTTCAAGGTGAAACCCAACGGTTGGGACAATCAGTGGAAAGGGGACGAAGATTACCTTAAGTGGCTGGATCACTGTCTGGCCCAGTTCTGGCGGGTGTTGAAACCTGCCGGAAGCCTTTACCTGTTCTGTGGACATCGCCTGGCATCTGATATTGAGATCATGATGCGTGAACGTTTCAACGTGCTTAACCATATCATCTGGGCGAAGCCGTCCGGACGTTGGAATGGGTGTAATAAAGAAAGTCTGCGTGCATATTTTCCTGCCACAGAGCGCGTTCTGTTTGCTGAACATTACCATGGGCCATATCGTGGCAAAAGTGACGGCTATGCGGCAAAAGAAAGGGAACTCAAACAGCACATAATGGCACCGCTGATATCGTATTTCAGGAATGCTCGTGCCGAACTGGGTATAACGGCAAAACAAATTGCCGAAGCCACAGGTAAGAAAAATATGGTTTCCCACTGGTTTGGTGCCAGTCAGTGGCAGTTGCCGAATGAGGCTGACTACCGGAAGTTACAGGCACTGTTTTCCCGTATAGCGGCAGAGAAGTTTCAGGAACAGCAACTGGAACAACCACACCACCAGCTGGTGGCATCTTATGATTCACTGAATCGCAAATATTCTGAATTGCTGGATGAGTTTAAATCACTCCGGCGCTATTTCTCCGTATCAGTCTCCGTGCCTTATACCGATGTCTGGACGCATAAGCCCGTTCAGTTCTATCCGGGTAAACATCCGTGCGAGAAACCGACGGATATGCTCCGGCAAATAATCAATGCCAGTAGTCGACCTGGTGATCTGGTTGCTGATTTCTTTATGGGATCCGGTTCCACAATAAAAGCAGCAATGGCGCTGGGGCGTCGGGCGTTAGGTGTTGAACTTGAGTCAGAGCGGTTTAATCAGACGGTGAAAGAGGTAAGTGAACTGGTGGGGAAATAATTCTGGTGGCCACGTTGCGTGGCCTTTTTATTTCCAACACAGCACCCGCAAATATCGCGAGGTGAGAGATGACGAAATGCCTCATAACCCAAATACCTGGCCGGACTGGCTGGAGTTGTTTCAGAGCTGGTGGCGTGGAGACACACCGCTGGGTGCAGTGATTATGTCGATCGTTATGGCTGGTTTGCGCATCGCCTATTTTGGCGGTGGTGGTGGCTGGAAGCGAAAAACGCTCGAGATTTTGCTCTGTGGCGCTCTGACGCTGACCTTTGCATCCGCTCTTGAATATGTCGGATGGCCTAAATCGCTTTCTGTTGCCATTGGTGGTGGCGTGGGGCTGATCGGTGTCGATGCTATTCGTGGGGCTGCAATGCGAGTAATCGGTAACAAATTTGGTAGCTCGAAGGAGTAATTTATGCAGGCACTAAATTCCCAGCGTAAAGCTTTCCTGGATATGGTGGCATGGTCAGAAGGAACGGATAACGGGCGACAACCGACACGTAACCACGGTTATGATGTTATTGTTGGTGGCGAACTGTTCACTGATTACTCCGATCACCCTCGCAAACTTGTCACGCTAAACCCAAAACTCAAATCAACAGCCGCCGGACGTTACCAGCTTCTTTCCCGTTGGTGGGATGCCTATCGTAAGCAGCTTGGCCTGAAAGACTTCTCTCCGAAAAGCCAGGACGCTGTGGCATTGCAGCAGATTAAGGAGCGTGGCGCTTTACCGATGATTGATCGCGGTGATATCCGTCAGGCTATCGATCGTTGCAGCAATATCTGGGCGTCGTTACCTGGTGCAGGTTATGGTCAGTATGAACATAAAATCAGTGATCTGATTTCCCGGTTTAAAGAGGCTGGTGGGGTGGTAAATGAAGTTGAGCTATAAGCTGGTTATCGCTGCATTCTTCTTTACTGTCATCGGTTCTTTCATCTGGTCTGCCAACCACTACTACAGCAAATATCAGCACGAAAAGAAACGTGCTGATGAGGCTGTACAAAATGCCAAATCGGCAACTGTCATTACCAATAACGTCCTGCAATCACTGCAAATCGTCAATACAGTTCTGGAGGCTAACCAGCATGCAAAACAGCAGATCACACTGGAGTCACAGAGAACCCAGGAAGATATCAAAGTGGCTGTTGCGGATGATGATTGTGCTTCACGTCCTGTGCCTGCTGCCGCTGCT